CTACTGATCCACAACCGGCAACCCGTAGGTAGGCCGGTGTTTGTATCCGTACCGCACCGCGCCGCGAGTTAGTGTTATTGCATGGCTATGTTCAGTAAGAAACAAACGGACGCACCCAAGGCGGCCGTTGCCGCGGCACGTGTTAGCGGCGGCCCGGGTAACACCGGCATGTACATGGTGGACAAATTTACGTTTTACACCGCGGACCCGAGCGTGGAGGCCGCGTTACAAGTACCAACAATTAGCCGTGCGCGTGATCTGATTTGTTCCATGGTTGGGTGTCTCACCATTAAGCAGTATTCCGAACAATGGAATGGCGAATACATGGAACGGATCTATTTGCCACCGGATACGTGGTTTACGCAACCCGATCCAAACGTAACGCGAAATTTCATACTCAGTAATACCGCGTCGGATCTACTCATGTTCGGCCGGGCCTTTTGGGCGATTACCGAGAGACTAGGGAACGGGTTTCCTAGCAAATTTACGTGGCTACCCGCACAAAATATTTACACGCTCGACCAATCCGGGCCGCAATGGTTCGGACCTAGCAACGAGATTACGTTCCAAGGTGCCCCACTAAAAACGTCAGACGTTGTGCAATTCCTATCCCCTAATGGCGGGTTGATTTACCAAGGCGTAAGCGCAATTACCACCGCGCTACGTTTGCAACGCGCCGCGGAACGTTTCGCAACAAACGAAATCCCAAGCGGTTACCTAAAACAAACCGGTGGCGAACCAATGAACGCGCAAGATCTAGCCGATATGGCCGCCGCGTTTGCGGCCGCTCGCCAACAATCCACCGTTGCGGCACTAAACGAGTTTGTGGACTACAAAGAAACGTCGCACAAACCCGACGATTTGCAATTGGTCCAATCACGCGAATTTATGGCGTTGGAAATGGCCCGGTTAGCAAATATTCCGCCATACCTTGTTGGCGTATCCGTTCCCGGCTACACGTACCAAAACGCGGATAGTGCCCGCATGGATTTGTACCAATTCGGTGCTAAACCGTTGATTGAGGCCATAGAACAAACCTTGTCTATGAACTCGATCGTGCCACGCGGCCGATTTGTGGAACTCGACGTGCGCGGCTACTTGGAGGAAAACGGAATGTCCGAACCGGACAAGGACGATAGCGACGACAACGGAACGGTGGGTGGTGATGGGCTTAACGTCGCTAGCACGTTGCCACCCACTAACCGCCAACGCGTAGTAAAGTGAGGAACCATGATTAGGTTTACAGCGTCACCAATTCAGATCACCGCCGCCGAGGGCGAGGGCAAACGCGAAATTATGGGCGTTGCCGCACCGTACAACGTCGAGGCCGTGGTATCGGACGGCACCGCGGTTAAATTCCTCCCCGGATCGTTGCCGGTGGACGGACCCGCACCAAAACTCATTCAGGACCACGATTTGACCCGCGCAATTGGTGTAGTTACCGAGCGTGTGGAGGACGAAAACGGTGTGTATTTCACGGCCCGCGTTTCCAAAACTCAGGCCGGCAACGAGGCATTGGAACTCGCCAAAGACGGGGTATTGGACGCGGTAAGCGTCGGCGCGGAACCAATCGAGGCGGAAATGGACGAAAACGGTGTATTGGTTGTTGCGTCGGCCCGGTGGGTTGAGTTATCGTTAGTTCCGTTGGGTGCATTTCCCCAAGCAAGGGTTACACAAGTAGCGGCGGCAAAAGAAAAGGAAAAACCGATTATGTCCGAAATCACCACAACCCCAATCGTTGAGAACGTCGAGGCCGCACCGGCACCGGCACCAACCGCACCGGTTTGGGCCGCCGCCAAGAGCGAACGCGAATTTGCAATGCCAAGCGCGAGCGAATACCTCGCCGCGTACCACGTTGGTGGCCAGACATGGGCAAACGTAAACGCCGCGTACAAACAGAACGTTGCACGTAAGCAAACGGCAATTCAGGCCGCGCTCGCACAGGATCTCACCTCGGATACACCCGGGTTGTTGCCGACTCCGGTGCTTGGACCGGTTTTCGTCGGTAAATCGTACGTCGCACCATTCCTCACCGAGGTTGGTACCCGTGCAATGCCGAACGGCAACGGAAAATCGTTTATCCGTCCAACGTTCACGCAATACACCGCTAGCGGTGTTCAGACCGAGGGCCAAGCGGTTACCTCGCAAAAGGCCACGATTGCGTCAAACTCCGTAACCCGTCAGACGGTTGCCGGTGGCGTGTTCATTTCGCAACAGGACATTGACTTTACGGACCCGGCGGCACTTAACGCCATTTTGGACGATCTCGCCGGCGAATACCTCATTAAGGCCGACGATATCGCGGTGGACGCTTGCGTGTCCGGCTCGACCAACCTTGGACAATGGGACGGAACCCCGGAGGATTTCATTTTGTTCCTCTACGGTGCGGCCCGCGACATTTCCAACGGCACGAACCTTTTCCCAACCCACATTGTTATGGGCGTGGACACTTGGGCCAAGGTTGGTTCGTTGGTGGACGCGGACAAGCGACCGGTATTCCCGGCCATTGGTGCCACCAACCTTTTGGGCACCAACACGTTGGGCGCGGGTGACGTGACCAATTGGTCCACCACCAACCCGTTGGGCCTTCGCACGATCGTGGATAGCAACGTGGCCGCCAAGACCATGGTTGTGTTCCACGGCCCCGGTATGGAGATCTATCAGAACATTCGTGGCATTATGACCAAGGAAGATCCGGAATTGTTGGGCCGTAATTTCTCGTACTACGGCTACCTCGCAACGTTCATTCCTAAGGCCACATTGTTGCAAAAAATCACTTGGGCCTAATCGGTAGGGCCGGTGCATGGCCACCTATTCGATAACGTCCAAACAACTCACCGCCAATTACGGGGTTGTAGCAACGCTTACCGCTAATGAGATTGTCGCGGGACAATCATTTACCATTAGCGGTTTAGCGGGATTTAACGGCACCTATGTAGCCGTGGATCTGCCGCAATACCAATTTACGGGTGTAAGCACCGCCGGGGATTTGCAATTTAACACGTCCGTGTTGCTACCCAACCAAGTGTTATTTGCATTGGCCGGGGACGATATCGAGCGCACCACCGCCACCGGGACGATTACCTACACGCTTACATGCACGTGGATTACCAAGGCGGACGTTGAGGATTGGTTGGGTTTTACGGTTACCGTCCCGTCGAGTGATGATGACCTACTTACCATTTGCGTGGCCGCCGCCAACGCGTACGCCTACCGCAAACGCCAAGAGGCCGGCTATTTTGACGCGTCACTATCCACGGTGCCTAGCCAAGACGTACGCCTAGGCACGATCATGTACGCGGGCGCGTTGTACCGCGAACGTGGATCCATTGACCAATACGCGTCGTTTGACCCGCTCGCTACCGGAACACCTACCGGCGGCAGTATGGGCCAGATTATGCGGCTATTAGGGGTTAATCGTCCGGCGGTGGCGTAATGGCCGCCACCACAAACGCGTTTCTATTGGGCTACGACAACGTAGTGGACCGGTTACAGGCCATTACCGGGCTAAAAGTGTTTGATGATCCACGCAACCTAAACCCACCGTGCGCGTTGGTGGACGCACCCGTAATACGCATGAATTCCAACCTCGTGTTTGATATGACGTTTTCGGTAAAGATTATTGGCACCGGTCCCGGCGATTACAAATGCCTATCTAAATTGTTGGAATTGGCGGACCTAGTACGCCGCGCACAAATCGGCCTTACGGACGTGCGGCCAACCGTAACCACGATTGGCACCCAAGAATACGCGAGTTACGAACTCACCATAGGGGCTAAGATTGGCCCATGAGTACGTATCGAGTAACCCACGCATTTGCGGATTACCAACCGGGTGATTTGATACCGGCAACCGAAATCGGCATTAAGGATTTCTACTACTTGTTGGAAATTGGGGCAATCGTCCCCAATGGTGACGTGCAAACCGGGCCGAAACGTGCTAAAAAAGTAACAACGAAAAGTGAGGACTAACCATGGCAATGCCGCAAACCGTCTATTACAGCGCACCCGAGGTAAAGATCGGGGCCGCGTCGGGTTCGTCCGTAGATCTGTCCGAGTTCGCCAAGAGTGCGGTACTCACCCGCCAAGCGGACGCATTGGAGAGTTCGAGCATGGCGAGCCGTGACCGGTTCTATCAGGCCGGCATGAACAGTAACCAATTTGTGGTTACGTTTAATCAGTCATACGAGGCCACCGAGGTGTACGCAACGCTCGCGCCATTGGTGGGGACGCAATGCTACGTCGAATGTACACCCGTGGACGGAACGGCCGTTGGTGCAACCAACCCGAAATTTTCGCTAACGAACACTTATTTGGAGGCCATGGACGTGTTGGCCGCAAACCTTGGCGAATTGGGCGAGGTCCAATTGACGTTTACCGGCGGCACCTACGCCGCGGCTACGTCATAACACCTAGGTGATTGGCTAGCGACGTGATTATTAAATGGCAAATCCCTATTAAGGGCACGACCACCGAGGTAGAAACGCGGTTTATTGACGTACTCAATTGGGAACGTCACACCAAACGATCCATGCAACAACTCACCACGGACCTACGAGCCGTGGACATGGTGGTGCTTACGTGGTATGCGTTGCAACGCACCAAAAACGAGTACGCCAATTTGTCGTTGGCCGATTACGAGGCCGCATTAGACGGACCACCTACACCGGTGGATAGCGGGCCGGTAAACCCTACGGAGGCGGCTACCGCCGCCGATTAGCCGAAATCTTGGTGGCAACCGGGTGGTGGCCGCCAAACGTCGAGTTTGATGAATACGACATGGCTACCGTGGTAAGTGTGATTAACGACCAAAACCGCCAAATGGAACGTGCTAGCCGTGGCCGTTGATTTGGACGTGGGCGTAGTAGGCGTAAAACAGGCCCTAAAAGATCTAAACAAAATCGCGCCAACGTTACGCCGACAAATAACCAAGGATTACGCGCAAATCGTGGAACCCATGATAAAAACCGCGCACCAAGCAATCCCGCAAATTGCCCCAGTTACCGGTATGGATCGGACCGGGTGGAAAACGCGTAGCGGCCTACAAATCTTGCCACCCGGTGGTTGGAACGGCACCGCCGCAACCAAGGCCCTAAAACCCAAGATAAACACGCGCCGCATTAAAGAGTTCCGCGGCAACAAGGAAAACGTAGGCACGTTTGGCGTGGTGTGGCGCGGGTTCGCCAACACGGTGTTCGATATGGCCGGCCGCAAATCGAGCGGCAACAAAGACGTGTTTAGCCGCATGGGATCACACGGCCGCATGGTAGGCGCGGTAGGTGGTCCACAATTGTTAGCGGTTTTGCAAGGCCGTTACGGTTCCGCGTCGCGCACCGTATGGCCGAGTTACGAACGCAACAAAAACGAGATAGATGACCAAATGCAAAAATTGGTAGATGAGGTAATGCGGTTAGCAAATAGTGATCTGTCCAAACCAACTAGCGTTGGTGGTTAGCCATGGCCGTTTCATTACCTATCGTTTCCGAGTTTGACGGCACCGGCATTAAAAAGGCCATTGCCGAATTTAAGCAACTAGAAACCACCGGCGAAAAGGCCCAATTTGCGTTAAAAAAGGCCGCGGTACCGGCTACCGCCGCGTTGGGTGCATTGGCCGTTGGCCTTGGATCTGCCACCAAGGCCGCTGTCGAGGACGCGGCCGCGCAAGAAAAATTGGCGGGTGTGCTACGTCGCACCGGCATGGCAACCGACGAGGAAATAGCAAGCGTTGAGGAATTCATTAGTGCCCAATCGCGCCTAACCGCGGTTACAGATGACGATCTACGGCCCGCGTTGGCCACGTTGGTAAACGCCACCGGATCCGCCACATATGCACAAGAATTGCTAACGATTAGCCAAGACGTAGCGGCGGCCACCGGTAAGGACCTAGAAACGGTAACCCAAGCAATGGCCAAGGCCGCCAACGGCCAAACGGCCGCACTCTACAAATTGGACCCGGCACTACGCACCACCGTAGGCGTTGGGGCCGAGTTCGAGGACGTGCTACGCGGCCTCAATATCCACCAAGGTGCCGCGGCCGAGGCCGCATTAACCACCGAGGGCAAAATGAAAAATCTCTCAATCCAATTCGGGGAGGCAAAAGAGAGTATTGGTGCGGCGTTAATCCCGGCGGTGGAAACGTTGTTGGGTTTGCTAATCCCGTTGGCAAATTGGGCACAAGAAAACACCAAGGTGTTTTTGATTGTTGCCGGTGTTATTGGCGGTGTGGCCGCGGCGGTACTTGCCGCCAATGCCGCAATGAAGGTTTACCAAGCAACGTTGGTAATCGTAAAAGTAGCGCAACTAGCCCTAAACGTCGCTATGTCGTTAAACCCTATTGGGTTGGTGGTTATCGCGATTGGTGCATTGGTAGCCGCGTTTGTGTTGGCATACAAAAAATCCGAGACATTCCGCGAGGGCGTACAAGCGCTATTTGAGGGCGTAAAAAACGGGGTTACCGGCACCGTGGAATTTATTAGCGGCCTACTCAACGGTGTGTTGGGGTTCTACAAATCGTTGTTTAACGGCATTGCGTCACTATGGAATAACACCGTAGGCAAATTAACGTTTACAATCCCGTCGTGGGTGCCCGGCCTTGGCGGTAAAGGATTTGCGGTACCGAAAATCCCTATGTTGGCCGAGGGAGGCATAGTTACCGCGCCTACGTTGGCCATGATTGGCGAAAAAGGCCCGGAGGCCGTAGTACCGCTAAACCGGGGCAATATCGGCGGCAATATCACCGTAAACGTGTATTCGACGTTGGCGGACGCAACATTGCCGGACAAATTGGTAAACGCGTTACGCCAATACAACCGGCGTAGTGGCGTGATTGACATACGGGTGGCCTAAATGCCCGGCGTTGTTGCGTCGGCCGGCGATTACACGGTGCTATTGGACACCGGTTGGGATAGCGGTAGTTTCCGTTTAGACGATCCCGTAAAAGGCGTATTGGGAAACACCACGTACACATTGGGGCCTAACGTCACGTTTGCGGACATAACCGATTACGTATTGGGCGTTACCTACCGCCGCGGCCGCCAACAACCGTTTGACCAATTCGGCGCGGGCACCATGTCGTTTACCCTCAACGACACATTGGCGGGCGGCATACTGAACCCATACGACGAGGCAAGTCCCTATTACGATCCGAGTAGCAACGTGCCCGGTTTGGCACCAATGCGGCGCGTCAAAATATTGCGCGAAAACACGGAACTATTTAATGGCATTGTGGAGAGTTACGACTACCAATACAACCTAGATCGACAAAACATTGTGGCCGTTAATTGCGTGGACGATTTTTGGTTATTGGCCAACACGTTTATGGACGAACTCAACGTAACCCCGGAAACGTCTGGGCAACGCATAAACACCGTATTGGCCTTACCAGAGGTGGATTACACCGGTACTACGAGCATTGCCGCCGGCACCGTGGATTTGGGGCACGATAGCGCGTACACCGTCCCGGCCGGCACCAACGTGTTGGCGTATTTGCAACAGATAAATAACACCGCCGAGTTTGGACGTTTGTTTATGTCGGCGGACGGGGTTTTGACGTTCCAAAACCGTATTGGAACAACGCTTAGTGGCCCGGTAGCCGTGTTTAGCGATCAGGGCACAAACTACAAATACCGAAACGTGGGTATCCAATTCGACGCACGGCAAGTAGTAAACCGGTCCGTGGTAACCGGGTTAGACGGCACCACGGCAACCGACGAGGACCTAGCGAGCCAAACAACCTATTTTGTGCAAACCCGTGACGTATCCCAATCGCTATTACATGAGGCAACACAAATAACCGAGGCCGCCGAATACTTGCTAACCCCGTACCCGTCCCCACGGCTAACCGCACTTACCACCAATTTGGCCATGCTTACCGAGGCCCAACGCGACACCGTAGCAACGATCGACATTGGGGACACAATCGAAATAACGGTGGACGTACCGAACTACGGCACCATAAGTAGCGAATTGTCCGTAGAGGGCATAGACGGGGAAATAGCGTTGGACGGTGGCCACACATTGACGTTTTACACGGCCCAAACCACGGTGGTGTATTTGTTGGTTTTGGACGATCCGGTGCATGGTGTCATGGATAGCACCAACGTGTTGGGTTAGGCTAGGCACATATGGCAACACCATTTCCATTTGTAGCCGGGGCCGTGTTGGAGGCCGCCGAACTCAACGCAATTACCAATTTGCCAATAAACGACCAAACCGCTAACTACACGTTGGTGGCCGGTGACGCGGGCAAACGCGTAATTATGAACAACGCCGGGGCAACCACAATTACGGTAAACGCAAACGTGTTTACAACCGGTGACACAATTTTTATTGCTAACAAGGGTGCCGGCACGTGCACAATTACGGCCGGTACCGCAACAGTAAACACGAGTGGATCACTTGCCTTGGCGCAATATGGGGGCGGCACATTAGTGGCATTGTCGGCGTCAGTCTTTACTTTTTTTCCTAGTGGCGGCCTAAATTATGGAACGGCTACCGGCGGCACGTCTAGTTCGATTACCGTTAGCGGCGTAAATTACACACTTTTGACGTTTGCAAGTAGTGGAACCCTAACAATTACAAAAGCGGGATTGTTTGACGTAATGGTGGTTGGCGGCGGCGGCGGTGCTTTTAATAACACATTGGCCGGCGGCGGCGGCGGCGGTGGTGGTGACGTATTGCAAACCACCATGTATTTTTCGTCTAACCAATCCCTAATTATTGGTGCCGGTGGTACCGGTGGGGCAACACCCACGCTCGGATCGCCAAGCAGATTTCCAAACACCGCTAATAGTGCATTGGCGTTAATTGCTATTGGCGGTGGTCCGTCTAACGCCGGTGCCAAACCCGTACCGGGTGCGTCAGGCGGCGGCGGTTCGACAAACGTGGCCGCGTTTGCTACCGCCGGTGACGCATTAGAAAACACATTTACCGGCAACAATGGCGGCGCGGGTGGCGGTGGTGCGGTAGGTGCGTCGGGTGGCGGCGGCGGCAAAATATCTGCCGGTGCCGCGAACGCCAGCACAACCGGTGGTGCCGGTGGCAACGGTTTAGATATCTCAACATTTTTGGGACAATCGGCGGGTACTACGTATCGCGGTGGCGGATCCGGGGGCGGCGGATCGGGTGCCGGTGGCGCGGCGGGTAACGGTGGCGTAGCCGGAACAACTGGTGCGGGCACAAATGCGGCCGCCAATAGTGGCGCGGGCGGCGGCGGTGGACATAACAACGTGACCGGCGGTAATGGTGGTAGCGGAATTATTTACGTACGGTTTAAGGTGTAAACATGGCACATTTTGCGTTAGTAAACGAACTAAACGTGGTTAAAGACGTAATAAACGTAAGTAATGAGGATTGCGGCGGAGGTGATTTTCCCGAAAGTGAACCAATCGGACAAGCGTTTATTGCGTCGTTGGGTTTAACCGGAACGTGGCTACAAACGAGTTACCACGCAAATTTTAGGGGCGCGTATGCCGGCCCCGGAATGGTATTTGTAGCGGACGTTGGCGAATACGGAATTTTTACAGCGGCACCAAGTGAGGAAACATGAACGGATCTACCGCGCAAGGTATTGACCAAACACTAAAAGGCGGTGTGTTGGGAATTATCACTTATTTGGGTATGAAATACAACGCGGACCCGGCATTGTTGGCCATGTCCATGCCGCTAATTTCGGCGGTACTTGCGTTTATTAGTAGCAAAATCGGGGATCCACACATTGCCGCGTTTGTTAGCCCGAAAAAGGACCAACCTAAAAAGTAATGCTTGCGTACAAAGTATTGGGCTACCCGGTGGTATCCGAACCATTGGCCGGGACAATCGAGTGGGTAAAGCAAGCGGAATTAACGAGCGGTGGCGCGGTATGGAACAACGGCCACTACGTATTCCGTAACGTACGCGGCACCGGCACCGATACCACACGCGGCGTAATCAGTAACCACGCACGTGGCGTAGCAATGGATTTGTCCTACCGACGCATTGAGGCCCGCAAACTAGGCGTACCCAATGCCCGCATAAAGGCCCTAACGTGGTTAAACACCGTATTGGATCATTGGGAACTATTGGGTGTGCAATGCGTATTGGATTATTTCCCAAACGACCACGGCCGCGGTTGGCGCGTGGACCGCGTGGACACCGGGCTAGTTAAGGCCCACAACCACCAAGCATGGGTTAGTTACGCAAAACCTACGATCCACGGGGCACCCGGCGGCGATTGGTTCCACATTGAGATAACCCTAGGCATGGCCAACAACCCGGATCGAGTGCGGGCCGCGTTCCACGCCGCGTTTGGCAAATCCACCACCACCGAACACGTCCCCACTACGGTAGAAACGACAACTACGAAAGGCGGCAAGCGACGTGCCAGACCAAACGGAAAACCAACAACCTAACCTTATTTTCTACGAGGTTCTAACCGGTGAACTAGAAACCGGCGGCCAAATCATGGTCCAAATTTTTAGATTGCCAAACGGGACTATTTCCCTAGCCCAATTGGCCACACGCTTAAACAGGTGGGATACATGGGGCAAACCAATCCGATTAGAACACATGGGGACACACCCAACCAACCGCGACGGTGGCGTAGCGTGAACGCACTCATAGGTAGTATTTTCGTGGGTGCCGCGTTCGTCGTTTCCCTATGGATTAGCCCACTCCCAAATCCACAGCAGGACGCGGCACCTACCGCCACCATGGTGCCCGCAAACACCGTTTACAGGCCGCTAGACGCGTCAAAACCCGCAACCCCTACCACGGTGCCCCAACCCCCAAATGGGGCGTGTGGCGCGTGGGCCGGGTACGCGTTGGGCTACGGGTGGCCGGCAACCGAGGCCCCACAATTAGCCCAAATTATGCGTTTAGAAAGCGGGTGCAACCCGTACGCGGTAGGTGATAACGGCAATAGTTACGGGTTGCTACAAATCCATTGCCCTACGTGGGTGGCCCGCTCGACGTATTGGCCAACCGGGTGGGCGGCCGCAAACGGCTACCCCATTACGTGCAACGATCTACTCAAACCCGAAATAAACCTAGCCATAGGGTTTTTGATTTGGGCCGGTGTGCCCGGATCGAGCGGCGGTTGGTGGAATTGGACCACATACCGGCCATGAGTGCGCTAATGGCAGATTGCCACGGTGGCGGGCAAATGGTGTACGCCAAAATAAACGAACTACACGAAAACACCAACGACCTATTAGTGGCCCGGTGTACGTTCCTAGCCATGGTGCGTATCCGCATATTGGAACAACGCATAACGGACCTAACCGCGGAATTGCAACGATTGGAGGCCGTCTCACGTGTTGGTTATTAGCGACGTAGGCACCGTATCGGTGCAATTTGATAACGAACGGTTGGCAATGATTGACCGCAACACAAACACATGGTTGGCGCATTTGGATAGCAACCCCAAGGTATTAGAACGGCACGTGTTACGCGGCGGCCTAAGTATGGCGGACCCGAAATTGTTTGATCGGATACGCGAACGCGTAGAACGCGGTTTTATGGGCGAATTGGCCACGGCCGTGTATTTACGCGAACCATACCAATGGCGGTTGTTAAACGCGGACAGCGACGAATTCGACGTAGCCGGCGTACAGGTACGCACCGTGGACAATTACACCAAACGGCTAATTACTCACCAATACGACAAACCGGCCCCGTACGTGTTGGCCGTAGCGGACTACGGCACTAGGTCCGTGGTGCTACGCGGGTGGTTACATTTGCGGCATTGCAACGTTGCCGCACATTGGGAAATGAACGTACCTAAACCCGCATATTTTACGCCGGCCACCGCATTACACCCAATGGATACATTGCGCGAACACCACCAACAACGAAAGCGACGGTAAGTAATGGCATTTGAGTTAAACGGCTACGTGGACGTTCCCACCCGGTTGCGGTTGGCGTTAAAAGATTGGCCACAACTACGGATCCAAGAGACCTCATGCACACTCGAACAAGTAGGCGAGCAATTGTTTTTGATTTGCATTGTCACGGTGTGGCGTGACGAACGAGACGCGGTACCCGTCATTGCGTCGGCCGCCGAACAAGTACCCGGCCGCACACCATACACACGCAACGCGGAACGCATGGTGGGATTTACGAGCGCGTTAGGCCGTGCATTGGGCTACATGGGTTACGGCATAGACAAATCCATAGCCTCCCATGACGAGATAAAGCACCGCCAAGAGTTCGCCAATGTCGAGGATCCGTTCCCAACGACACCGCAACAAGAAAACGATTTGGCAATGCGTCGGATCGTGGAAAAAGAACAAAACAAACGCAAGGCCATGGCGAGCAATGGCCCGGTGACCGCACCACAACTAAAAATGCTTAAAATCCAAGCAACCAAGGCCAATTTGGCAGATGATGAGGCCCTACGGCTATTTTGTTGCGACGCATTAGGAAAAGAAATTGAGAGTGTTAATGCACTCACCAAATTTGAGGCCTCAAAAGTAATTGAGGAACTACTTAAAGAGGTTGCAAGTAAGAGCATGGAACGCGAGGAACCGTTCTAACAATTTTAGTAGAACCGTCTCACGGTTACGTCCCGCACGTGTCTAGCGGGTGTTGGTGCAAATCCACGCGGCCTAACCGGCCGTAGTTAGCCCGTTAGACAGGCGGGTAAAGACCATGCACATTAAACGGTGTGTGGCGTGTGTGAACCGTGCATAACCAACGGACGGGTAGGTGCCCGGGGGCACTATGCCCTAGTAGCCATAACAACTAACCTAAGTAGAACAAACAAATGAAAACACAACGAGCGACACGAACCCGTCCACCGGGCCAGATCATGCAAACCGTAAGCAAGGCGCGAACGCGCCGCGCTAGGACAAGCGAGCAACGCGAGCGCGTCAGGCCCTATGCCTAAACGAACCGCAAACCCGAAATACCGCGCACGTCGAGCGGCACTACTACGCGATAAACCCATGTGCGTATGGTGCAAAATACGACCGGCCACCGAGGCAGACCACCTAGTGCCCTACGACATGGTGGGGGACGATACCGAATTAGTGCCCGCATGTAAACCGTGCAACTCTCGACGCGGTGCCGAACACCAAGCACGAAAACGACGAAATACAAACACACGCCAACGCACACAACAAACACGCACGAACACGCGTTTGCCACGCACAAAAAACGAAATGGCGAAAACAAACGACAAAATTTTTTTTTCTAACGAACGCTTGCCCCCGCGCCCATGCAAGCGTGTATCCCCGAGGGACCGAACCGGTTCGGGCCGATCCAACCCAAAATCCGACGAAATTGGTTTTGTTCGTCCGCGATTGGAAACGGCCATGCCGGCCAAATTTTCTAGTGCTGGTTCCGAGGTTGCCAAATGGGCCAAAACGCATTTAGGTGTTGAGTTAATGCCGTGGCAACGTCACGTGGCCAACAATTTGTTGGGGCACAATAAGGGCCAATGGTTAAACCGTTTGGGTTTGGTTTCGGTTGCCCGCCAAAACGGTAAAACGATTTTGCTACGTGCGATCCTTGGGTGGTATTGCACCGTTTGGGCACAAAAACAAAAACAACCGGTGTTGGTTATTACTACGGCCCACAAATTGGATTTGGCGGTGTCGTTGTTTCAGGATCTCGCGCCAATGCTTAAAGAAAAATTTGGGGCCACCGTTAAATACGCGTACGGCCGTAATCAATTGGTGTTGGGTAATTGCACGTGGGTGGTACGTGCCGCTACCCCGGCCGCGGGCCACGGATCGAGCGCGGACCTAGTGCTAGTGGACGAGGTTTGGGGAGTATCTCAGGAGGCGTTGGACGTTGGTTTGTTGCCTACTCAACGCGCCAAACCCAATCCGTTGTGCATTATGTTTTCTACGGCCGGCACGGAGGATAGCCACGCCATGTTGCGATGGCGCGAACAAGGGTTACGAGCGATAGACACCGGCACGGACGCGGGTTTGTATTTGGCCGAGTATTCGCCGCCACCGGAACTAGATCCCATGACTATGAAGGCGTGGCGTTACGCCAACCCGGCTATCGGCCACACCATTACGGAACAGACGTTGCAAATTGAGGCCACCGCACCCAACCGAGCCGCGTTCCTACGATCGAGCGTAAACCTATGGGTGCAATCCGATACCGGTTGGATCCAACCGGGTGTGTGGGCCGGCAACGCCACCACCACGGCCCCGCCGCCGGGTGGTGTGTTAGCCGTTGAGGTGTCCGTAGATGACGGCCGCTATTGCGCGGTGCGGGTCAATCACACCGGGCAACCCGGTGAGGTAGCCGCCACCGTGGAATTTGTGGTGGACACCATGGCCGAGGCGTGGCGGCGTATCGAGGCCTTAGCCGCGGACACCAAATTGGTTATTGCGGTTACGCCTACGTTGGATTTGCATTGTCCGTTGTCGTTGCAACGCCGCCGCCAAATTTGGGGTTACCAAGAGGTCACCCGATACACGGCCGCGGTACGGCAACTAATCATTGAGGGCAAACTACGGCACACCGGTGAAACCATGTTGGCCGAACACGTAGGCCGAGCGGTAGCCGGCCGCACTAACGGCACCATTTCGTTATCGTCGCAACGATCACCCGGACCGATCGAGTTAGCCCGGTGCGTAGTAGCGGCGTGCGGACTACTGATCCACAACCGGCAACCCGTAGGTAGGCCGGTGTTTGTATCCGTACCGCACCGCGCCGCGAGTTAGTGTTATTGCATGGCTATGTTCAGTAAGAAACAAACGGACGCACCCAAGGCGGCCG